CGTCTGTCGACTAATAGACGGCGGTTCGTTTTCTGACGAAACAACTCAACCTCATGGGAGCACCAGACGAATTCCATCCGGACGCCCATCCGAAGGCCAAGGATATCACCGGAGATCGCAAGTACGGCGAGTGGGGGCAGTGCATAGCGGATGCAAAGTCTCACGACGGCCGTTGCCGAGGGTACGCCCAAGGTCGACACGGGAAGTGTTCGACACACGGTGGCTCGGACGACTCGGGAGCTCCAGAAGGCAACACCAACGCCGAGGGGAACTCTGGTGGTGCGCCTGAAGACAACACGAATGCAGCCGATCACGGCGCATACTCAGAGAAGTTCCTGGAGGGCTTCGTCGGCGACTCTGGGAAGGAGCGGATCGAGGAAGGTTTTGAACTCACGGATACCCCAGAGGGTGCGAAAAAGCAGGCTCGGCTGATGGCACAGGTCGCCATCGAGAAGTTTCGCGTCACCGGTGACGAACGCTTCCTTCGTCGATACGAGTCTATCTGCGACAAGGCCGGGATCTTCCCGAACGAGGAAGTCGACCTCAACCACGACGGTCTCGAATCCGCCTTCATGGGCAACTTAAAAGGTTACCACGAGGACGATGTCGAAGGCTAACCGACTCGGAGCCGCTGGGTCTTCCAGTTCCAGTACATCGGCGGTCGACGCACCGAAGCCACCGGCCCACTACGCACAGCGGGCCGACGCCGGTGACGAGACGTGGATCGAAGACGCGATCGAGGACTACCTCGGTCTGCGACTCGGGATCGCCCAACGGAAGATCTGCAGGGCGGTCGCCCAGAACCATCAGGTCCTCGTGGTCAGTGCGAACTCCCTCGGGAAGAGCTACATCCTCGCCGCGATCACCATCGTCTGGCTGCTCTGCCGGTACCCGGCTGTGTCGTTTGCGACGTCGGGGACCGAGCGGAAGATGAAGCGGACCTACTGCAAGCCAGTCGAGTCGCTCCACGGCGGGGCCCGTATCCCGCTTCCAGGAGAGTACAAGAGTCGACCGGAGCGCATCGAGTTCGAGGACGACCCCGAACACTTCTTCGAGGCGAGCTCGCCACGAGATGCTGGCGAGCTGGAGGGAGTCCACGCGGCCTACACGCTGGCCATCATCGAGGAGGCCGACAAGTCGGCGGTCGACGAGGACGTCATCGAGGCGATGCGGTCGCTCGCGAGTGACGATCGGGACCGACTGATCGCCATCGCCAACCCTCCTGAAGACGAGACCAACTCGATCTACCCCTTGATGGACGACCACCAACTGGGAGGTCGTTCGCTTTTCGACGTTCGACTCACACAACGTCCAGATCGACACCGACCGCGTCGACGACAAGAAGGTCGATGGCATCGCCGACATCTCGAAGCTCAAAGACGACTGGGTCGAGTTCAACGGGAGTGACTGGCCGGGCTACCGGCAGGCGCTCCGGATGTCTGCCCCACGTATCGACGAGGATGGTAACTACGTTTTCGTCGACGATGACGATCTCGCTCGGAACCCCGGCTTCGAGCCGAACCTCTCAAAACGGTGGTTCAAGAGACGTGCCGGGATCATGCCGCCAGCGGGGGCGAGCGTCAACCGGCCCTACGGAGTCGCCGACGTCAACGGCGCCTGGGATCGGGGCGAACTCTACCAGGAGGAACTCGACCACGGCGACGTCACCCTACCGCCGGCGACCGCAACGGGCGTCGACGTTGCCCGGAGTTCGGACCGGACCGTCGCGGCGACGATCCACCGGAACGTGATGGTCATCCACTACGCGGAGCGCGGAACGAACCACACCGACCAGAGCGACTCGATCGCCCGGGAGCTTGAAGATATGCAACGCCACCCGATCGCGGTAGACTTCATCGGCTCGGGGGAAGCGGTTCACGACAACCTTCTCGAAGAGTTTCCCGACGTCGGGCAGTTCGTCACGAACTCAGTCGCGTGCCAGTCGGTCGACTTCGAAGACAAGTGGGCCGAAGGGATGGCCGCACTGGGCGACTGGCTCGAGGACGGCGGTATCATCCTCGACCGGACGCTTCGAAAGGAGATGTTGGCCGGCGCTCGTGAGCTCGAATACGACGAGAAGTTCATCGGGAGCCGTGGTGAAGAGGGCGAGCAGGTCTATTCGCTTTCGTCGAAAGACGACATCAAAGAGCGGCTCGATGCGGCTTCCCCGGACTACCTGGAGGCAGCGATGATCGCCGCATGGGCGGCCTCGGACGAGACGTACTTCGAGGACCACAGCGGCGAGGGCTGGCTGATTACACACTAACCATGAGTAGCGAATCATCTGACACGTCGGCGGAGGACGTAGAGCAGCTGGCGGAGGGCGACCCTGCGCCACGTGGTGAACACCGAGTCCCGACATCCGAGGAAGACGCTGGCTCGGTTCCTGGAATCCTCGGGTACCGGACGACCGCAGGTTTCGGTTCGAACGCAGCTGTCCGGTCGGAACCGAGTGCACCGCCGGACAAGATCCGCAAGTACTGGAACAAGTACTACAACGAATTCGCACTCACTCGGGCACCGCTGAAGAGCTTCGACCTCGCAGTCACGGAGCCCGGGTACCGCATCCGTGTCGAGGACGTCGACGGTGAGCGTGACGAAGAGATGGAGGAGGCGCTGAAGCTCTGGGCGTCTAACTGTGTGATCCATGCTGGCGAGATGGGCCACGATCTCGCAACGCTACTCGGATCGCTGCCTTCGAAGCGCCGAGGCAAGGGGACGGCCCTGATCGAGAAGGTCGGGACCGAAGAAGATCCCGATGCGATGGCAGCGCTGATGTCGCTGGATCCGGCAACGTTCCAGATCTATACCCGAGAAGATCAGACCGTTCTCATCCAGCCAGACGACGACGTCGACGCCGACCACCCAGTTACGGAAGATGGAGAGGCGGCAGCGTACAACCAGTACGACGAGGACCTCCTCCGGTATGGCGACAAAGATCCGATCCCATTCACGGTCGACGACATCATCAAACTCACCTACGACGCTGATGACGGCGAGGTCTGGGGAACCTCTGTCTTCGACGCCTGCCGAGATCGGATCGATGCGTTGGTCCAGAAGCTTGAGGATCGGGACTTCTCGGTTCGGCAAACGGGATACGCCCATCGTATCTACAGCTCCGAAAACTGGACTCAGGCAGAGGCCGAAGAATACGCCGAAGCACACAATGAGGGTGACGTCTCCAGTAGCTACGGTCCCGATGACGATGAGGAGGCCGACCGTGGCGGCGACAAGGACTCTTTCGCTGGTCGGGTCGACTTCGTGCCACACACGGTCGAGGTCCAGGTCGAGGAAGGGACGGTTCCCGACATCAGCGACGCAGTCAGAGACGATATCGAACAGATCTTCTCGGTGATGCCGGTCGGGAAGTACCAGATTGCGTATGCCGATGACCTGAACCAGTTCGTCGTCGACCCGCAGATCGAGAAAGACAACGAGCGGGTCGACCATGAGCGGCGGTACATCGAGCGCAAATTCACGCCGGTCCTGGAAGAGAAAGCGGACGAACTGGCCAGCAGTGATCGGTACCGCGGGTCGGTACACTTCAGCATTGAACCGCAGCAGGACGAGAACCCGCTGCGGCGAGAAGGCTTCCCGGCGGAGAATCTCACAGCGCTGATGGAGGCGTTCTCACAGTTCGCTGAGAGTGGGGCGGATATGTATATGCCACCCGGTGCGTTCGCCGAGCTCGCTGGCTTCGACCTCGAGAAGCTTCGGGATCGGCACGAATGGGAGTCTGATCCGCTCGAACTCCCCGACGAGCAGGACACACCTGAAATGATGCCTGGCGGTGAGGGTGCCGAAGAGGACGACGGGGGTGAAGAAAGCGAAGAGAGCGACGATGGTGAAAGCACATGAGCTCGACCGAGACCGCCGATCAGTTCGTCGACGTCGTCGGCCCGGACACGGTCGCGGAGTCGACGGCGCAGTTGTCGGACTGGGGTGAGCGTCTCGCCGCTGGCGATCATGGCTGTGACCATCGCCACCTCTCCCCGCACGTCGAGCAGCTGGCGGGTGACTACGCCCGACCCACCACCGGCGACGGCGATCCTCACGCCAACGACCCATCGAAAACGACGACGATCCAACGGCAGTACGCACAGAAACTCCGCGGCCGGTTCGCGGATATCCGTGCAGAGATCCGTCGTGGGATCGGGGAGCGTGACGTTCTTGAGCTCAAAGGTGACGACGGTGGCGGGATCTCGCTATCCGACTTGCTCTCAGGACAGGCCGCGGTCGACGTCCCTGAGGAGTACTACGAGCTCCTTGGTGAGGAGCGATACGAAGCGGCCCGCGATCTCGTAGAGCAGTTAGCTGACTTCGATCCAGAAGATCTCCAAGGTCGAGACTACGCCTTCGAGCAAGATGCCAAGAAGCACGAGATCTTCATGGAGTGGCTCCGGACCCAGCAGGAAGAGGGCGTCCTGGATGTCATCAGTCGCGACGGGAATACGTACGTCAGGAAAGCCTATGAGCGGGGTATCCGCAATCAGCACGGCTGGATGGATGAGGCCTCGGATGGCGTCGACGCCAGTCAGGCGTTTGAACGGCCCATCCACCAAGACCGTCTGTCCCTACTCTACCAGCGCAACTTCGAGGCCCTCCGCGGGATCACCGACGACGTCGCCCGGGAGATCTCCCGGGAGTTGGCCGAGGGCATGGCCGAAGGCGTCGGTCCCGGTGAGATAGCCTCCCGACTTGCTGATCGCGTCGACTCCATCGGTCGGACACGAGCCACGACGCTCGCGAGGACTGAAGTGATGTACTCTCACAACGAGGCATCCATCTCAGAAGCAGAGCGTCTCCTCGGCTCGGATGCGGATCTCGAAGTGATGTCGGAGGTCTCGACTGCTGGCGACAACCACGTCTGTGAGATCTGCTCACCGTGGGACGGTCGGCAGCTGACTCCAGAAGAAGCCCGGAAGAAGGGCCCTCCATTCCATCCACGTTGCAGATGCGTGACACGATCTGTTGTGAGTAGTTCTGCGTCGTAAAATGGCTAAAGAACCCATCACAACCTATATCCTGTGGGACGAAAGAACTGGCCGATTCAAACCACGACGGAAGACTGACGGTTCGTAGCGCGGTCCGACTTTTTCAGGCGGTTGCGGTTGCACTCGCTGGCCTCCTACTGTGGGATCCAGGTTCGACTCCTGGAGAGTGCGTTTGTGAGCTGACCTACCTATGACTCCAGATCCAGAACAGTACGAACGCCTCGCTGAGGGCGGCGGCTTCGCCCGCCTCGACGAGGATTCAGATGACACTGATACCTACTCCGCTCGGGTCATCCCGATTGGAGAGGGAGATACCACCACCGGTGGGTCTGGGAAAAAGACCTACTGGGGCCCAGAAGCACTGCGGCAAGGCGTCGAAGATGGGGCTTTCGATGGCGCGAAGATCCTGAAAGGTCGCCCCGATGACGGCCACAAGGGGATGCTTGACCAAGCCGATCCGGACAACATCGTCGGCTCGGTCGACAACTTCCGGTATGAGGACGGCGTCGGCCCGGTCTCCGACGACGCCGATCTCCTGGATGACCATCTCGCCCAGCTCGTCGAACACGGACTGATTGACGTCAGTTCGGATATGTTCCGGAAACTGGGCGAGTACGATGAGGAACTCGGGGCCTACCCTGTCGAGAAGATCATCGACGTCCCCTACATCACGCTTCTCGATAACGGAGCGTCTCCGAGCGCGACGATCGAGCCAGCGATGGCAGAGGCTCTGGGGTTCAACGCTCGGGCCGAGGCGGCCGAACAGCTGGCGCAGTTGTTCACGCTGAACTTCAACGCCTACGGCGAGATGTTTGGCGATGAGTTCCTCGACGAGGCGGTCGAAAACCTCGAAGCGATTGAGGGCATCTCGGCCACACGCTCCTCGACGAACACTAACCCTGAACTCCAGGCGACGGTCGACCGGGAGGCGGTCGACTCGCTCGACTCGCTGAACGACGAGATAGTCGACGCACTCGAGGACACTCCCTTCGAGGTCCACGAGTCGTACGACTGGATCGACGACGTCGCCTGGGAAGGTCTGGGTGAGGCTGGTGGTTCTGAACAGACATCCGACGAACCGGCGGAATCCGGTACGGGAACCAACGGTAGTTCCACACATATGGGAAACAACAACGACGACCTACAGGAGCAGCTCGCGGAGATCCGCACCGAGCGTAACCAGCTCGAAAACGAGACTGAGGATCTCCAGGAGCAGCTCGCAGACAAAGAGGAACAGATCGACGACTACGAAGAGAAGGTCGAGCAACTCCGCGAAGAGCGAGACGACCTCGAGGAGGAAGTCGAGCCGCTCGTTGAGATGCTCGCCGACCTCGCAGCCGAAGACTCGAAGCTCTCGGCAGACAAGATCGCGGACCGCTTCGAAGCAGGCGAGCTTGTCGAGATGCTCGCGGAGGACGCTGGCTGGACTGATGAAGACGACCAGAGCCCTGTCGAAGTCGTCCGTGAGCAACTGGCTGGCACGCCCAGCCCCCGCGGCGAGGGTGGCGAAGGTGACGACTCGACCCCGAGCACCGAGGATCTCGACCGGGCAGAGCAGCTGGCCGGTGGCGTCCTGACCGCTTCGGAACGGTTGGAGGTCAACAGCGCCGACGTGTCTGAAGTCGAGTTCCTCCGTCAGGAGTACGACGTCGACGCCACAGAGTACGACACCGAGAGTGAACTCCGCGATGCGGTCCGTGGAGGTGACTGATCATGACGTCTGGAGAAGTCCGACTCTACGAACCGGGTGAAAAGGTCGACGTCGAGGTCGTCGCTGACTCGTCGGGTGCACTACCGGGCCGCGGTGACCCGGTCGAGATCGCAGGCGAGGATGGCGGGAAGACACAAGTCCAGCTCGTCGAGACGGACGGGGACGCTGTCGGCGGACTGCTACACGACAACCACCTCGATGACGAGGCGGACGTCGCTGCTGGCGAAGTCGCTGGCCAGTCGACGTTCCTCGCAAAGGGGCCCATCGACTGGTACGACGAGAGCGCCGGGGAGAACCTCTCGGTCAACGACATCGTCGTGCTCACATCCGATGGGGCTCGCGCGTACGACGGTGCAGGTGGTGACACGGTCGATATGCAGTACGGTCGTGTCTTCGCAACCGGCACTCGCGCGACGGCGGCGACGGCGGAGAAGGTGGCCGTTCTGCGGTACAAGTAGGTGATCTAATTCATGCCAGAACTCAAATTCAAGAAGGCGGGACTGCTGAGTCCGAAGACCCTCCGCGAGGAGATCGTCCAGGACATCGACCAGATGGAGCAGATGCAGGAGGACGGAGTGGCCGATGCAAACGGCCTCTTCCCGGCGGTCAACCTGGACGCTCCCGAAGAGAGCTACTTCACCATCGGCGGGGCGATCGCCGCGATGTCCGAAGTCGACCG